GCATACCTTTTCAAATACAGTTTCTTTACCGTCTGCGGCACATACAAGACATTTCATATAACTGCCTCCAATGTACATAATATAGTTAATATTGAGCCAAATAATATAATAAAGTTTATTATTTTTACAAAACTACTATATTTTTTACAAAACGGCAGTTCAGATTTATTATACAAAGAAAGCGACGAATTGCTTCGTCGCTCTCTTAGTTTCTAGCTTACTAGGCTAACAACCGAATTACCAGTTGTTGTCTTCGTAAGAGAGGCCACCCGGCACGTTCACGACGCCATTCGGCACAGTCTCGTAAGAGAGGCCAGCCTGGAGAGAAGCACCAGCGAGCGAGCCATTAGACTGCCACGGCATGTTCTCAAGGTCGATACCAGCGATAACGCTGTTGACATTGGCGAAGTGGATGAGACGGTAGAACTGACCAGCACCGAGCAAGTTCGCCACGATGGCGTAACGAGACTTAACGATGAGGCGCGGAGAACCATCTTCCTGACCAGCGGTCTTACAGAAGATGTAAGGGATGTACGGCATCATGATGATACCAGATTCACCCTGGCGCGGGCCCTTGTAACCGATGAGGGCGTAAGAGGCATTGGCGTAGATATCCTGATACAGCTTGATGTTGCCGTTCAAGAGAGAACCAGCGTCAGCCACACCACCGCTCGGCTGCACAGCAGCGTCGGTCTGGAGGTAGGTCGGAGTGTAGATACCGTTGTTAAGGGTAGCAACTGCAGCAGCGATGTCCGGAGACACGATGGCGAAGTTACCGCAACCCATACGAGTCGTAAGAGCGATCTTACGAGACACGGCGATGATGGTGTTCACGATACCACCGGCGATGCGTTCAGCAGCCCAGCGGCCCATACCAGCGTTCAGACGAGTAGCGTCGGCAAGGTCGATCTGGAGGACAGCTTCACCACCGAGAGCCGGAGTCTGAGCAACGAGAACCATGGCCTGAAGAATTTCACGGTCAATGTTCTGTTGGATCTCAAACTGGAGACCTTCGAGCAAGAGAGCTTCAACATCCTGGCCGTGAGCTGCGGCCATGTCCTGTTGAAGTTCGATGGTGTAGTGAGACTTGATAGCACGAGTACCCACACGGATCGCACCAGAGATCACCTTGATAGAGGCTTTCTTGATGTTGAAGGAGTATTCGCCATACTGGTCATCACCAGCGAGGTAGGAACCACCAAAGTTGTTGTAAAGGAGGCCCGGCTGCTTCGGGTCGAACGTATTGCCGGTCGCAGAAGCGCCGCTAACGCCCGTGCCTTCCATGTAGTTGGAAAGCATTTCGCCCATGCCCGTTGTCCACGGGTTGAAGGTGCCAGCAAAGCCAGTGTGGTCAGCTACGAGGTCGTAGCCGATTTCCTGCTTCTGACCCTGACGGAAAGCAGTGGTCTTGAGCGGTTCGTTATCATAGAGGTAACGAAGAGCAAAGTAGATACCCTGCGGAGTCGTGGTCGGAATCACAGTCACTGTCTGCATAGCAAGCAGTTCCGGGAACTGACGACGAATCATCGGAAGAGCGTACTGCTGGTACTGTGCCACGTCTGCGGAGACGTTGGCAGATTCGAGCATAGCGCCACGGTTAACCTTGTTCTGGTTTTCCAGCAAGGTAGCAATCACGCTGGCTTCAGCGCGAGTACGAATAGGACGACCAAGGTTGGATTCAAGAATGGTGCGCCACTTATTCGAGAGGTTCTTTTTCTGAAGTGTTTGCATAAGTAGTCCTTCTGTTGTTGTGCCTTCTCGGCAGCACCAACATGGCACTACTCTGACAGGCGTTTCTTGATATAATGTTTAGGGATATCGAAAAACGCCGTCAAAAAATGGTCAAAAACCTACATTGAAATGAAAAAATGCACTAAAACCGCCTAATAAACTGTCAAATGTACCGTTGGGACACACTTATGGCAAACGACTTTACTGGACAAATTGATGACGACGTAGCGGAAAAATTCGTGCAGACAGCTGGCTATATCAACCAGATAGTCGGCTATGTCGCCTCCGTGCTGACCAAGTCTCCAGACAAGTTCGCTCAATGTGTGGAACAACTATACAGCCAGACCAAGCCTTCAATCAGTATCCGCTTACGCCTATCAAATGTCGCCGGACTTCCAGAAACATTCATTGCAAATCTTCCGGAATCCATCATGATTAAGATCAAACTAAGCGAAGGCGAATCACTTGCTGACACGGATATAGGCAGCTCAACCATCAATATCTATATCGATCCTAGATACAAGACGGAAGATGTACTCGACGCAATCAACGAACGCCTTCCTCACGAATTAAGGCATCTCGTCGACGCACACGATACTCAAATGCTTGAAACAATGATCCGCACGCTCGAATCAAACGCAAGCGGCAACCTGTCGGAATACGCTGCAGACAGCGGCGAGTACAACGCACGAATGTCCGCAGTGCTGTCGGTAGCACTGAAACGTCTGGCAGATCCACGACTCCGTTCGAAGATTCACTCGGCTGACGATCTCGTCGAGAATATCCGATGGACAAGCCAGTTCGAGGAACTAATGGAAGATTTCGATGACGAGCAGTACATGGCAGTGAGACAGAACCTCGTCAAGATACTGCAGAACGTCATGAGCAAAATGAATTAAAAAAAAGGTGGTATGAAACCACCTTTTTTTTAAGCAGCATTACATTCCAGGCATCGGAGGCATTCCGCCGCCAGCATCCGGTGCGCCACCAGCATCCGGTGCGCCGCCTTCATCGCCGCCAGTTTCGCCAGCTTCCTCGTCCTTTTCTTCCTTGCACCACGCCTTGTTGAGCGTGTACTGTTCGTCGTTGAGACGGAGACCCCAGCGGAGAGCAGCTTGCTTGGACAATGCGCCGTTCGGATTTTCCTTGGAAGACACGTGCTTCATCATGGAATCGAACACAGCAAGTTTCGTCGTCCAGACTTCTGAATCGATGAAGTTCTGGAAACCGTTGGATTTACGGAAGCGAACCGTGTAATATTCCTGTAGCTTGATGGAGTCGTCGATCGTGTTATTGGTATTCAGAACCATCACGAAAAGACGGATCAAGATGGTCTCGAACGGAGTCTGGTAACGCTGCACGAGGCGTGCGAACGAGACTTCGGCCTGAGTGACTTCACCGATCTTACCTTGTGAGTAATTCTGCGAGTCGCCAGCAAGAGCCGTGATACGTCCCGGAGGAACCATCAAGGAGTTGACCAAGTTGCGCTTGAAGAACTTCAAGTCATCGATATTTCCAAGCTCTGCACCGCCTTGCATACGTTCGATACTGGAACCAGTACGACCGTTACCCACACCGATGATAAAGTGTTCAGTCAAGCCAGGTGACGTACCGAAGTTAGTCACTTCACCAGTCATAGAGTTATAATCGAGACGACGAGAGAACATCTTGGCCTGGTCTTTCATGAACTTTTCTGCAGTAGCCTTCGTCATACCAGACACGTCAACCTTAAGGACAAGCTTCTCGGAACCCCAGAGGACACGGTACATCACAACGGAGTCTTCGATCGTATTCAACTGGTTGTACGGCTTCATGGCCGGTTCCAAAATGGAACGAGGGTCATTGACGCCGCCGGGCCCAGTCATACCGAGGGAAGCATAAAGAATCTGGTTCGGAGAGAAGTCGATATAGTTCTTGCCATTATTCTGGGAGGCAAGCGTGCCAGTAAGCATCTGACGGTATCCGATGATCAAGTTGTCTTGGACAACGATAATCATGTGTTCTTCCGGCAGCATGTTCACGCCTTCGATCTTTCCAGTATTCGGATCGTAAAGAACTTCGAAGAAGATACGGCCACGAGTCAAGAGGTACTTCATGTACTCCCAACCGTCCTGATGGAACTTCATAATGCGACGGAGAACGTCTTGACGGAAAATCTTGCCGAGCTTCTTGCGAACCGGTTCACCGATACTTGCGTCGTGGTCGATATCCAGCGAGCAGATTTCGTCCACGTCGTCCTTGTACACGCCTTCGTTACAGATCTGTATTAAGGATTCGTTCACTTCGGAACGAGAAGCGACGGTGTCGTACTTACGAGCACGTTCCTGGTTCTTCTTCCAGTAAAGCTGCGCTTGGTTCTCGGCAATCGCATTCTGGATCTTGTCCGGATCGATCTTTGTAGATCCGCTGATACCGAGGGCTGGCATGTACATGCTGAAGCCGTCGACGGCAGATCCGTCCGGAGACAGCATCTGGTTGACGCCCTGACCAACCACGTTTCGAGACGCACGGATCTGGCGAATCACGTCGCCACGGTTAAACACTCGGTCGAAGATAGCACCACGCTCGTTCGCAGCACCATAATCACGCACGTGGCTCAATAGCCTTGTGGCGATATTATCATGTTCTTCATTCTTCTTTACTAGCATAAGTATACCTTCACCAGCTTAAAATTACCCCATTATAGTCAATGGTGAACTTTGGCACCCTTGCATTGATATAAAACTCCCTCAACTCATCATTCTTGATGTTTTTCGACAATAGACGCTTGTTCATAGTGGCGCACGCCGCTATGTACATGAAATCGTCTGCGTCCACCTTGAAACAAGGGACGCCATTAAACATCTTGCGCTTACCCGGCATATGTCGACAGAGTCCTCCAAGATCGTGCTTCATTCAACTCATTGTTCAAGTCATTGTTAAAAATCGTATCGTTCGCCGTAACCAAAGCCTTTGCGATCCTTACGGCGAGCGCATAGCCTTCCGGCTTCACGTTCGCATAGTCGATGACCTTTCCGTTTTTCAGATAGTTCACGATATCAGCGTATGTACCAACGGATCTGATATTGAACGTAGCCTCGGTGGCCGCCAATACGTCATGGTCGAACGTCTCGGCCATCATCGTTTCACGCTGTACAGTACCGTTGTTGATGATGCAGAACATGATGAACTGCGCACAAGTGAACGCACGCTGGAGTCTCTGTTCCATCGTCATATCCGGTTCATCGGTGTTAGGCTGCAGCTTTCCTTCGCCACGGTTTTCTGGGGGAAGGTACGAAATTTCTTCCACAAGTCCGATCACCTTACGATACACCGGAACATTCTTCACGAGATCCGTCTTGTTCATCAACACCAGCGAATCGATTCCGTCGAACACGTTCGGCAATGTATCGACCGACTGACCCATAGCAGACTTGATGAAGAATACCAGCTTGTCAAGGTCGGTATATGCCCACGGAGCATTCGGATTTCCTTGTGCGGACGGCGTTTCGGCACCACGCTCGTCAATGATGCGGCAGCCATAGGCATCAGTCTGTTCAATAGGTTCACGCAGACGCTTCACCAAGTAGGCATACACTTGTCCATCGAATTCCTGTTTGGTCTGTTTGTACACTTCAGCCATAACTACTCCTATACCATAACTTGGTCATGCACATAGACCAAATCCCATGTATTCGGGTTTTTCAAATTTTCATCAAGAACCTTGCAGTCGACCGAAGGCGGAGTCGGCGCATCGCCGAAATCCTTCGGATGCTTGTGACTGTCGTCTTGCCAGATAGCGATGTGGAATGCCGGGTCGGCAACCTTCGGGCCACCATATTCCTTCGGACACAGATACTCCTTCAAGTATCCGTCTTTATATGCGTCATAACAAGCAACGTGGAACTTACGCATATCGGCATCAGAACAGTGATACTTGGCCTTCGTGCCTTTAGGCGCAACGTCTACAGCTTGAATACGTTCTGGCGCATAACCGTGGTTAGATACCGGAATATCCTGACTAGCAAAGAATTCGATCTTGTCGATCATCTGGTTCAAAGTCTTCTGTTGCAACGCCGGGTCTTCAATGGCAAGGCACTGTCCGTTATGTTCCTTCTTGGAATTTTCAAAATAGATGTTGTTGACCTCACGACCAGCCTTTGCACGAGATGTCTTCGCCTTACCGTTATTTTCTTGAAGCTCGTTGAACATCACTCGGCCTTGCTTTTCGTTGTCACGGTACAAAGAACTGATATCGACACCAGCAATACCAGCCTTGTGACACAAATACTTCAGAGTCTGTATAGTTACCTTCGACAAGGTTCCATTAACCTTGCCTTGGAATGAATACTTGAAATTGTCATCGCTCAGAGGAATAGTCGAGTTCTTGTTCTCATAGACCTTGATTGTAGCGTTCACCAGCTGTTCAAATCCACGCTTCTTCATAGCATTGGCAGACAGTTCTGGCGGAATAGCAGTCGATCCGAACGCAATAGTCGGTAGACCGACGTAATTGTAAATCAAGTTCGCCTCGTCGACACGCTGCTTGCGCAATGCGGATCGATTCGGATTCGAGTCATATGTCAAGTGGGATAAGAAGTCTGCAACCAAGGTGAAATGAAGGTTTGCCAGTTTCTTGTCTACAGGCACGCCGCTATTACTACTTGACCAGCCATACACACCTTCCTTGACAACAACCTTCTCGTTATTATCGTTCAAATACGACATACCAGGCATCATGTACATATATACCGTCTTAGTACGGCCAGTCAGATATGCCATGCCCATGTTGACGCAATAGGAAATAAATCCAGATTCCGGGGTACTCTGCGGATCGACAGCAAAACCGTTTGTATGGATAAAGCTGCAGACTGCCGTCTTTACAGCGCACGGACAAGAGTTATGCGTAAGCGAGCCCCAGTGCAAGTATGCCCAGTTGTCCGGATTCTTGATTGCGCCCCACAAGGTCAGCTGAATATAGCGGAAATAGGCAAGCTGCATCTGTATAGCGTCAAGCTCAAATTCCTTTTCGTCATCTTCCAACTCAGCATATTTCTTCTCGGAAATCTTATACATTTCGTTAAATTCAGTTGGCGTAAGACCACCAATCGCATCGCCTTCCGGCATACCGTTCTTGTCTACGTTCGGAACTGAAAATACGAGTTTAAGAATCTGCTGTCTTGACGGGCCTAGATTCAGCTTGATATTAGCACCAATAGCAATTCCACCATCATCGGCCTCGTAATATGTTTTT